ATGGCGAGAAAAACACCCCCATTAACCACAGTACAGATCAAAGCAGCCAGACCAGCAGAAAAGGAATACACCCTACAGGACGGCGGAGGGCTTTTTCTCCTGATCAAACCGTCCGGATCAAAACTCTGGAGATTTTCCTACTACCGACCATCGGACAAAAAAAGAATATTGCTGAGTTTTGGATCGCTTGATGATGTTTCCCTGGCTGATGCCAGAAAACGCCGTAGCGAGTACAGGGCGTTAATTCGTGCCGGAACTGACCCGCAGGACCACGAGAGGCAAAAAAGAGAGACAGAGGCCCGAAGACAAGGGAACACGTTCGAAAATGTGGCAACAGCATGGTACCAGGTGAAAATCAGCCAGAATCTGGCCCCCAATACGATTAAAGACATCTGGCGATCGCTGGAAAAATATGTATTCCCGTTCATCGGCAACACGCCAATAGACACCCTGACCGCTCGCAGGTTCGTTGAGGTGCTTACCCCCATCAAGGAACGTGGCAACCTGGAAACACTCAAACGGGTTTTACAGCGCGTTAATGAGGTAATGGATTACGCCGCCAACAGTGGGCTGATTGATGCCAATCCGGCTATGAATGTGCGTAAGGCGTTCCCCTCCCCTGTAAAAAAACATATGCCAACAATCCGCCCCGAACAGCTGCCGGAGCTTATGCAGGCTTTATCAGTATCGGCAACAGAACGGCAGACCAGATTACTGATTGAATGGCAGTTACTGACCGTAACCCGTCCCGTTGAAGCATCGTCGGCACGCTGGGAAGAAATCGACATGGAAGCGCAACGCTGGACCATACCCGCCGGACGCATGAAGATGCGCCGCGACCACGTTATCCCGCTTTGTGACCAGGCTATGGCAGTGCTGGAGGCTATGAAACCAATCAGCCACCACCGCGATTATGTTTTCCCGAGTCTGAAAGACCCACAGCAGCCGATGAACAGCCAGACCGCTAACGCAGCATTACGACGCATGGGATTCGCTGGCGTGCTGGTGTCTCATGGATTACGCGCCATATTCAGCACAGCAGCGAACGAAGAAGGCTTTGAGCCGGACGTAATAGAGGCCGCACTTGCCCACGTCGACACCAACGAAGTCAGACGGGCATACAACCGGAGCAACTACATAGAAAAACGCATCGTGCTTATGCGCTGGTGGGGCGAATTTGTCGAGGCTGCGGCGACGGGCGTAACCCTCGCCAGTGGTAAAAGGGGTATCCGAGCCGTTTAGCTGTACAGAAAACCAGTAAAAACTACGAAAACCATTTAAAACCGTCGTATAATTGCATCACATTTAACGACGAGGCCTTGAAAAATGAAACTGTTAAGATGCAAACAAATTTCAGATGCAATTGCGACGGGCTGCAACTGGCCCTGATGGTTCAGCATGAATTTTGGTCAACCTACGATCCGGAGGACAGAACGACGGCCCCATCAAAAAAACAGGTAGTAGATTTCCTGGTATCCCGTGGGGCTTCCAGAAATCTGGCTGTAAGTATTGATAAGGTTGTACGTCCGGCATCCATGAAGACCGGAGGCAGGCCAAAAAAATGGCGGTAACAATCCTGAAAGCGGCAGAAATGCCGCTTTTTTTATAAATCCCTTTCAAATCATCAATATAAAAAACGGTGTATACCGTTTAAAAACGGTGAGTACTGTTTTTCCCTGCATCCGATGATTTACCGTATTTCTCACCGGAATACACCGGATTAATGAGGTAAATCACGATGGAAGCAATCAAAAAAGTCATCTTTCGCCAGGAAGTAAAAAAACTTATCCACATCAAGGCAGACAGCACGCTTCAAAGCATGATCAACGCCGGAGAATTTCCGCAGGGTTTTCGCGTTGGTTTACGCCGTCGCGGATGGTATGAGGAAGACGTAATCGCATGGATGAAAGAACGTGAGCAGGAAGCACGCGGAACGGCTGCGTAATGGTGTGAGGCATAACACGATGAACATAACAAAAAGCGCCCCGTTGCCGGAACGCCCTTGTGAACAATTAACCTGCTGCGCCTTATGTGTATGTGATCCCAAACATAAGCACGGGAATGATAGCCGCTATCAGGCTGGTGGGCAATGTAATTACCCTTTGGGTTCTATGCCGCGTTGCTGTAATTCTTTGCGGATTATTCGCTTTATCCAGGCAGCAAGAGAATCATCGCCGTCATGTTGTTGTGCCTTTTCCATCTTTTCCCGTAAGTCAGGATCTAAACGGAACTGGAACGGAGGATTACCACGCCTTTCGTTTTTGTGTGTTGACACGTTAATTACACCCCATGTAATGTATTTATGTGTAGTGACACATTACAGACAATCAACACAAAAAGCAAAGCCCGCTGGAGCTATGAACACCAACGGGCTTCTAACCAAACCATTAATTGAGGTAACGATTATGGCTATAAAAGAGCATAGCTTACTCTTTATACACACACAAACGCCCCGGAAACGGAATAATCCGTTTCATAGTTCGGTTTTGTGCACTCATCCTGGCGGTCGGTTTTTGCCGGATTTAAGCCGCCGTGGGTATTTATCGACAAAATCTTCAAGGGCAAATTTTTCTGGTGGCACTAAGCGCGGCGCTGGTGGTGGTATTTTTGTTCTGGTTAGTTCTTCCTCAAGTCTGGCGCAGGCTTCTGACTGCCTTTGCCGGATGATTTCATCATCTTGCGTTTGCGTGTCTTGTATTGGTGATAGTGTGTTGTTGGTCATGATACTGCCCTGTAAAGCAATGCGCCGGAGTACCTCACACCACGGCGCTGATAGTTTTTATCCTTTGGGTTCTATACCGCGCCGCTTTAGTTCAGTGCGCCCCAACTCTTTAAGCCAGTTGGCTAGGCTTATGCCGTCGCTCTGTGCTTCTTTATCGAATTGCTCTTTTAGCTCTGGAGAAATTCGCATTCTGAATTGTGGGGATTGCCCGTCCCCTTTAGGGCTTTTATCGCGTTTGATTGTTGACAAGTGGTCACCTATTGAATTAGCCTTTCTATTGTTAGGTGACCACCTTAACACAAGAGCACTTAAAAAAGCAAAGCCCCGCAAGTGTCATTACCACTCGCAGGGCTTCTAACCAACAACGTAAACTAGGAGCCGTTATGGTTGCTGTAAATCATATACCACACCTTGTACACACACAAACGGCCTTTGTGTGGCGTTTTCTGGCCCTGAATATCGGAGAAAAAAACCAGTTGATCGCCAGTGTCGAAAATAGCTATGATTCCCGCGCACCTCATAAAACGGGTGCCGGGATTGGCGTCCTGGGCAAAACTGAAGCGCATAACACGCGCCCCGCGTGTTTTTTTGTGCCGCATAGTCACACCTTATCAATGGTGGGCTGTACGGGGGCGGAGCAATCCGCGCCGGTTTCTTCAGTGTCCGGTTACGCCAACCCTGTACAGTCCGCCACCAGCGAAATTGGCGTTTCCGGTGGCGGTTATCTTAACCACACTGAGGAGGCTGCCAACATGGCTACTATCCCTACCCTTGTACATTCTCAAACCGCCTTTCTCTGGCGCTTTATCATCTTTGGCGCGTCAGAACATCAAATCATCCACGTAACCGCCTGGACGGAACGCGAAGCGCGTAACCGTTGCCCGTCAGGTTGTGTTGCTGTATTTGCCGCTCGTATTCGTCAGGGGTCACATCATGCGTAAAAACCGCTTGCAAAAAATTATCACGGGGCTGTATGCTTCCCCCGTCGCCCACATGGCGACCGGGTTTGACAGCCTGAATAAATTGGCGGACAGCCGCCCATATCCGATAAGCGGTTTTTTTGTGTCCGTAAACCTACCCATACCCGCATTATGGCGGGGCGTAACGGGGGAGCCTTTGCGCTCGCTGGTTTCCCAATTTGCCAGTCTGTCAACCCTGTTACGTCTCGCCACCATGTTTGACAGCGTAGTAGCGAGACTCCTTAACATTAAATTGGGAGCCTTTCACATGGCTGTATCCGCACGCCCTTACTTTGTCTGGCGCTTTATGCAGTGCCACCACAGCAACATTGATGTATTCACCGTTACCGCAGCCACTGAACGCGAAGCCCGCGCCCAGCTGCCGCACGCACATCTGATTCTTGTCGCCCGTATTCGTCAGGGGAAAACCTATGCACAATAAAACCACACCGGACGCAGCAGCCGCCGCGCTCACTACGCTGATGCATGCGCTGATTGATATTTCTGTTATTGCTGACAGGGCGCATAAGCACGCCACCAGTGAAACAGAATATGCTGGGGCTTTCGTTCCTCATTCGCTGGCGGTTATGCAACTTAGTGCGGATATGGCGCTGAATGAGGCCAAAGCCATCCTGATTGCTGATTGTGAAAATGGGGGGGGGTTATGCGTGATGATCGTTTTAATTCCCTGAAACAGGAATTTTCCGGCGTTCCTGATGATGCGGTTGATGCGCTTTCGTTAATATCTGAAATTATGCGGGTGGCTTTTTTCTTTCTTTGCACTGATGAGCACAGAGATACAGGGCTAAATATTCTTGATATTGCCGCTAACTATGCCGATTTCGTGACAGAAGCTGTTTTAAGAAAAACAACGGACGGGGATTAATATGCGTGATATTTATCTTGAAACAATAGACCGCGCATTTCTTGCACTTTCTCACAGTGAAAACATGCTGGAAATATTGCGCATATGGCTTGAAACACTTGGCGACAATGAACGCGACAAACAAAAATCAAGAATTGCCACGGCATTAATAACGCTTCTTGAGCCTGTAATAATGGAACTGCAAGAAATAGATCTATTGCACGACAGATATAAAGAACAGCACACCGGAGAATAAAAATAATGAAACTTAAATATTCTGGCTTAACTGCCAGTGGCAACACTCACCCTAAATTTACGCGCGGTGATATTTACCGCGACCAGTACGGCGGCACGGTAATGATTAAGGGCGTGGAAGAACGGCGTGTAACCTACCGCCGTGAAGGTTACGAATATGATTGCGTGATGCCTGTTTATCAGTTCCGGCGTGATTTTTCTCTGGTACAGACCGCGCCGCATAACGTGCCCACCAGCAACGCCAGGGCACGGGCAAACATCCAGAAGCTGAAAACCATGATTAACGGATTCAGGGGTAAAAAATGAAACTGGCACCGAACGTAAAACAGCAGTCACGCGGCATAAAACACAAAGGAACAGAAGTCATTATTTTTGCGGGTAGTGATGCCTGGGCACACGCGAAACAATGGCAGGAACATGATGCGCGTATGGCCGGAGATAATGAGCCTCCTGTGTGGCTTGGGGAGCAGCAGTTATCAGAGCTGGATAAGCTGCAAATTGTGCCGGAAGGCAGAAAATCCGTGCGCATATTCAGGGCCGGATATCTTGCGCCAGTAATGATAAAGGCGATTGGCCAGAAGCTGGCGGCGGCAGGCGTACAGGATGCAAATTTTTACCCTGATGGTATGCACGGTCAGAAGGTGGAGAACTGGCGCGAATATCTGGCCCGTGAGCGCCAGAATCTTTCTGATGGTCTGGTCATTGAGCTTCCGGTAAAGCAAAAGGCGCAACTTTCGCAGATGGCGGACAGTGAGCGCGCGCAGCTGCTTGCCGATCGCTTTGATGGCGTTTGCGTACATCCTGAAAGTGAAATCGTTCACGTATGGCGCGGCGGGGTATGGTGTCCGGTCAGCACAATGGAGCTTAGCCGCGAAATGGTGGCGATCTATTCAGAGCACAGGGCCACTTTCAGCAAGCGCGTAATCAATAACGCCGTGGAAGCGTTAAAAGTTATTGCCGAACCAATGGGCGAGCCGTCCGGCGATTTGCTGCCGTTCGCCAATGGTGCGCTTGACCTGAAAACGGGGGAATTTTCCCCGCACACGCCGGAGAACTGGATCACCACGCACAACGGCATTGAGTACACGCCACCAGCACCAGGGGAGAACATCCGCGATAACGCGCCAAACTTTCATAAATGGCTTGAGCACGCAGCCGGAAAAGACCCGCGCAAGATGATGCGTATATGTGCCGCGCTGTACATGATTATGGCGAACCGGTACGACTGGCAGATGTTTATTGAGGCCACCGGAGACGGCGGGAGCGGTAAAAGTACATTCACGCACATAGCCAGCCTTCTGGCAGGGAAACAGAACACGGTAAGCGCTGAAATGACGTCGCTTGATGATGCTGGTGGACGTGCGCAGGTTGTCGGGAGTCGTCTTATCGTCCTGGCTGACCAGCCGAAATATACAGGCGAAGGAACGGGCATCAAGAAAATCACGGGCGGTGACCCCGTGGAAATTAACCCGAAATACGAAAAGCGTTTCACGGCTGTAATCAGGGCGGTGGTGCTGGCGACCAACAATAACCCGATGATATTCACCGAACGGGCCGGAGGTGTGGCACGTCGTCGCGTGATTTTCCGTTTCGACAATATCGTCAGTGAGGCCGAAAAAGACAGGGAGCTACCGGAAAAGATTGCGGCTGAAATCCCTGTCATTATCCGCCGATTGCTGGCGAACTTTACCGACCCTGAGAAGGCACGGGCTTTACTACTGGAACAGCGTGACGGTGATGAAGCACTGGCAATAAAGCAACAGACGGATCCGGTTATTGAGTTTTGCCAGTTCCTGAATTTTCTGGAGGAAGCACGCGGCCTGATGATGGGCGGCGGTGGCGATTCAGTGAAGTACACGACCAGAAACAGCCTTTACCGCGTCTATCTGGCGTTTATGGCGTACGCAGGCAGGAGCAAACCGCTAAACGTAAATGACTTTGGCAAGGCTATGAAGCCAGCCGCGAAAGTTTACGGACATGAATATATTACGCGGAAAGTTAAAGGAGTAACGCAGACTAACGCAATAACAACAGACGATTGCGACGCGTTTTTATAATTTGTTGCAATGGCTGTCTACCCTGTCTACCTGAGTAAAGAAAAATACATTTAATTCAGTACATTAACTTGGGTAGACAGCCTTTTTTTACTGTCTACCTACTATCTACCCTCTCTACCTGATTTTACCTGAATCAGACAGGGAGGTAGATACGGGGTAGATAGTGGATAAAAGCACTCTACCCCACTGAAAGCCGCGCCATTACTGGCATGGTGGCCAGTAAGGTAGATAAGGTAGACAAGGGGAGGCACAACTCAAAACTTTTTAAACGAGGGGGTAAAAATAAAAATGCGCACATCAGGAAAACTTAATAATCAGAAGAAGCAGCATAACCGCGCCATTGACCTTACAGAGCACTGGCTGAGAGTGGCGATAAAAATCATCGACCGCAACACGGGGGAAGGATACGCGAAAGCACATCCCGAACTGATAAGCGCATTCATGACCACGACGGCGGCAAACTTTGCCACGCTGACAGAACGGGAGATTGCCGAAGCGGAACAGGTAACAACCATCAACGTTAAAACCGGAGAGGTGGAATCATGACAGCACAGATAGCAGCTTACGGGCGGCTGGTGGACGACCCGCAGGTAAAACAGACCAGCAAGGGCACACCAATGACGCTGGCACGTATGGCGGTATCGTTGCCATGTAGTCAGGCGCAGGATGGGCAGGCTACGTTATGGCTATCGGTGATGGCATTTGGTAAGCAGGCCGACTTCCTGGCTAAACATCAAAAAGGCGACGTTGCCAGCGTATCCGGCACGATGCAGGTCAGCCAGTGGACCGGACAGAACGGGGAAATGCGGCAGGGTTATCAGGTTATTGCAGACAGCGTAATCAGTGCCCGTGCGGCACGTCCTGGCGGGAACAGACGCAAAACCACAGGCACACAGGGTAATCAGCCACCAGCGGGAGACGATGACCCCTACGGTGATGATATTCCGTTCTGAACGCACAGGCCGGAGAAAATCCGGCTTTTTGTATCCAAAAAAAGCCCGATAAGTACAGGAGGAAGCTTATCGGGCTTTTGCTTACGAGGTTAACAGCATGGTGACTACTGTTGCTGTAAATTATTTCATAATTTGCAACGCAACTCAATTTCATTGCACAAAATGCAATCATGATTATAATCACAACTGGATGAACATCCAGTTATGGTTTTTTAAGTCAAAGAGGAATTTCTGACTATGGCTGAAGAGAAAAAAGGCGGTGTTTCGGTGTACATAAGCCCCGAAATCGTGGAGGTGCTCAAGCAGCGCCACAAAAAAAACTATGAGGCTGGCGTAGCGGCTGGACTGGATCCGCTGATGACGCCGGAGCCGTCGATAGGTTCACTTGTGCGCTCTTATTTACTTGCGGCGCTTGGGATGCATAAAAATTATGGGGGTGAATAATGACAGGCAAAGCAACGGCACTTAACACTAACCAGCTTTTCATGTACCTGAATCGCGGGGATATTGCGGATTTTAAATTCAGCCCTCTGTTTACTACGCTGTTTTTCCCGAACGTGGCGACATTCAGCACGCAAAACATCATGCTGGACACCCTGGACATTGAAGAGGTTACGATGTCGGCGTTTTGTTCGCCTATGGTGGGTAGTCAGGTCCAGCGCGATAAAGGGTACGAAACCAGCACGATTAAACCTGGATACATGAAGCCGAAGCACGAAATCGATCCAACGAAAACCATCATGCGCATGGCCGGAGAAGATCCGGCACAGCTTAACGACCCTACCTATCGCCGTATGCGCCTGATTACTGGCAATATGCGCCGCCAGGTAAACGCCATAAAAGCGCGCGTGGAATGGCTGGCGGTAAATGCGGTAACGACCGGAAAAAACATCATTGAGGGCGAAGGCATAGAACGCTATGAAATCGACTGGAAGATACCGGAAAAAAACATCATAGAGCAGGCCGACGGTAAAAAATGGTCTGAGCAGGATAAAGACATACACGACCCAATATATGACATTGAACTATACGCAGATCAGGCAGGTTGCCCCGCCAACGTCATGATTATGGGCGTTGATGTATGGCGCATGTTACGCAGCTTTAAAAAATTCCGTGAACTGTACGATCTCTCCCGTGGTTCAGAATCCGCCGCAGAGCTGGCATGTAAAAACCTGGGCGAAGTGGTGAGCTTTAAAGGCTATCTTGGTGATCTGGCCCTTATCGTCTATTCCGGCAAATACACTGACAGCGACGGCACAGAAAAATATTTCCTTGAGCCTGATTTGCTGGTCCTGGGCAACACCAACAATAAAGGGCTGGTGGCCTATGGTGCGATTATGGAACAGGAAGCGGTAAGAACGGGCGCAACGCAAAACATGTTTTACCCGAAAAACTGGATTGAAGACGGCGATCCGGCGATTGAGTACGTGCAGACACACAGCGCACCGCAGCCTGTTCCGGCAGATATTCGAAAATTTGTTACCGTCAAAATTGGTTAACGGTGGATTCTATGAACACTCCATACATTGAGTTATTTGCAGGCAGTCAGCAGGTATCAACGACACTGGTACATTTTGCCGCTGATGCTGGCGTTATTCAGGAATTTACCCCGCTGATGCTGGCGGACAATGGCGAGTTTAAGCCGTGGGATGGTCAGGAATCTGGCAAGGCTGTTTATCTGACCTCGTACCCCGTTGACACGTCGACGCAGAAATCAGCACAGTGCTATAAGACGGGGATATTTAATATCGCCGCCGTTAACTGGCCTGAGAGCGTCGACACCGATGCGAAAAAATGCGCCGCCTTTGCGGGTTCTGGCGTATCCGTTCAGCCGCTGGCGCGATAAGCAGGGGGAACGATGGCAGAAAGCCGGGCGATGACGGCGACATCGATCGCATACTGAAAACCATCTGAGACAGGCCGGAGAAATCCGGCTTTTTTTACGGGTCCTTTCCGGCATATGGACCCGTTACGGGGCGGCGACCTCGCGGTTTTTCGCTATTTATGAGCCTTTTCAGGGGGGTGGTGGTGGTTTTGTTGTTTGCTCTATCTTTATGAATGAAAAGGGAAAGATGCAAACAATACACCAACCTGAAGCAGTAATTAAGTTGGTGTATTAATGAAATCGCACCTGATGAACAAAAAAAACATGGCGAAAAGCTGCCGTGTAAGTGCGACAGCGTTCGACAAGTGGGGAGTGACTCCCGTTGAACGTAAAGGCCGTGAGGCGTTTTATGATGTTGCCAGCGTGATAGACAATAGGGTTAACAATGCAATTAGCCAGCTTACAAACGACAAAGGCGATATTGATGATGCTGAACTCTTACGAGTCAGGATCAGATTACTGACAGCACAGGCGGAGGCGCAGGAACTTAAAAACGAGCGCGATCGCGGTGACGTGATTGATACTGAGTTTTGCCTGTACGCGCTTTCAAAGCTGGCGAGTCAGATTTCATCAATCATGGACAGCCTCCCGCTTAATATGCAAAGGAGCTTCCCACAGATTCCCCCCGCCATGCTGGACAGGCTTAAAAGGGAAGTGGTTAAAGCCTGTAATGGCAGTGCCAGAGTTGCCGACAACCTCCCACAGATACTGGCTGATTACTTGAAAGAAACAACCGGAAACGTACCGGAAAAGTTGCTACAGAAGAAAGGCGAGTAACCGCAGCGCAATTATTGAACAAAACTGAGAAACGACATGAAAGCGTCATAAATCGCCATTTCAGATGATTACCGTGTCGTTTCTTTTTATTGTGTATCTATTTAAAAACAAATAGTTATGTTCGAGAAGTACCGACATGATTTTTCCAGAAAAATTTTCATAAACAGATAAAAACCGCGAGGTCGCCGCCCCGTAACGGGCCATAATTCCAGGAAGGACCCGACGACACCAGACTATCAGAACGATGGGGGCACAATGACAGAAGCCGAACTACTGCGATTAATCCGTCGCGTTGCCGGAATCAGCCAGCAGGCTGACGAACAGGCCACGCAGCCGGACAGCGTGACCGCCGAAAATTATGCGCGTGTGGTTGCTGAGGTGATGCGCCGTGACGGTATTGAGCTTAACGGCGTGGATATGCGCGACATACGGATCCGCGTTCTGGAAATGCTGGCCTACAATCGCCGCGTTGAACTGTATCGGGAGAAAGAAAAAATTACGTACCACTGGAAGAAGCCGGAGCGGTTACGGCGATAA